GATGCATACCTACAAGGTGCAGACCTACAAGGTGCAGACCTACAAGATGCAAACCTACGAGGTGCAAACCTACAAGGTGCAGACCTACGATGTGCATACCTACAAGGTGCATACCTACAAGGTGCATACCTACAAGGTGCATACCTACAAGGTGCATACCTACAAGGTGCAGACCTACGAGGTGCAAAAGATGCCGATTATGCGATAGCTATGACTCGTATATTACCAGAGGGAAATATTATTGGTTACAAAAAATGCTCAGACGATAAAATTGTTAAACTATCTATACCAGCGGAAGCTAAAAGATCACATGCCTTTGGACGTAAGTGCCGTGCTGAATATGCTGATGTATTAGAAATAACTAAAAACGGCAAAAGTTATAAAACAGCAATTAGTCAAAATGATAGAGATTTTAAATATAAAGTTGGCGAAAGAGTAACTCCAGATAGTTTCGATAAAAATTGGACTGATGAATGCTCTAACGGTATTCACTTTTTCATAACGAAATTGGAAGCAGAAAATTACTAATGATTACAGCTTATAAGTTTCTAAATTTAAAAAATGGAAAAATAAAATCAGAACATGGTAATCAAACTTGGGAAATCGGCAAAGAATATTCAGTTAAAGGCATTATAGAACTATGTAATAACGGTTTTCACGCATCAATGCTATCTATTGACGCATTGTCGTATGTCAAAGGTGATGTTTTCGCAATAGTTAAAGCTAGTGATTTAGTAGTAGACGATGATAAGTTCGCATCTAGAAATATGACTATTATAAAAGCCTACAAATGGACAAAAAATGATAGTGTTGCTTTAGCAATTTTTTCAGCTAACTTAGTTATTAAAATATTTGAAGATAAATATCCAGGCGACAGACGGCCACGATTAGCTATTCAATCAGCTAATAAATATTTAAAAAATCAAACTAAAGAAAATGCAGACGCAGCATACGCAGCATACGCAGCATATGCAGCAGCACACGCAGCAGACGCAGCATACGCAGCATACGCAGCATACGCAGCATACGCAGCAGCACACGCAGCAGACGCAGCATACGCAGCATACGCAGCACACGCAGCATACGCAGCACACGCAGCAGCACACGCAGCATACGCAGCAGACGCAGACGCAGCAGCATTATTAAAAGTTAAGATTAGAGTTCATAAATGGGTTTTAAGACGTACTGAAGTTATGGAAGAGATAAAATGATTGATAATTTAAAAACAAATCAGATATTTGTATTTGGTTCTAACCTAGGGGGAATACATGCAGGTGGTGCCGCTAAACAAGCCGTAGAACAGTTTGGTGCAGTCTGGGGAGTTGGTTCGGGTCTACAAGGACAATCTTATGCAATACCAACTATGGGCGGTATAGAACAAATTAAGCGCTATGTAGAACAATTCAAACGTGTAGCATTTTTATTACCAGAGTTTACATTTCTATTAACCCCTATAGGTCAAGGAATTGCGGGATATTCTAGAGAAGAAATTGAACCATTATTCGAAAATGCACCAGTTAATGTAATAAAAGTGGGGTGGAGCAAATGAAACTAACTAAAACTCAACAATTCGTACTAGACGTTATAAATGCAAATGACGGAGTACAAAATGACGAAGCCTATTTAATTGCAGCAGTATGGCGTACGCAAGGTTGGTCAGATCATCGAAGCCTAGAAGATAACATTAGATTTGCGATGCACCCTGAAAGCATATCTAGACGTCGCAGAGACTTGTTTAATTTTGGGCTGATAAAGTATTCAGATAAAGCAATGCAGACCCGTACAGAGGCTTTTAAGAACGAATTAGAGGCACATAGCGATTACGAACATTCTATGAACGAACGTTTTAACAGTCCACTTGAGCAAATAGGCAAATTAACAATTAAGCCAGAAGATCATCAAGCCGTTAGCTGGTTAAACGATTAATATGTTGTGGCTAGCAGTTGAACCAGACTACGAAGATGATGAAGATTTAAGAAAATATCGCAAACAATTAAAAAATTGGGATAAAAAACTAGATCGTGTTGATGATGAAGTTATGATCTATATAAGAGAACGGATTAATTATTTATTGGAAGTTAGGAGTCAAAAATATATGGAAGAATTGGAAAATCAGAATAAAAATATTAAAGTAACTGACAAGAGCGTAACAAAATTAATAACAGTGAGGATTAAATAATCATGGCAGGTAAATCAAATACTAAGTGGAAAGAAACAATGCTAAAACGTTTTAACGGTAATGTAGACGCTCTACATGATCATATGGCTACTATAGCTGCTAAAGGTGGTCGTAATGGGATTGGATATAAATTTGCACATGGTAAAGCTGATCCAATTTTATGTGGAACTATTGGTGGACTGCGCAGTAAACGTACTAGTAAAAAACTGGTATAATAGTTACAGAATCTTGATAGGAATCTAAGTTGCCCATTAAGTCCATAGTGATTCACCTCGCTGGCAACTGAACTAAGAACTTTAAAAATTCATACAGTATACATGGTAATAAGAACGAGAACTTGTTTGGTACTTTGTAGCTTATAGTTACAGATGGTGCGGGCAAGACCAGAGCTGCCCAGTGCGGATTAACACCGCTCTGTAAGGCATTGGACAAGATGTAAAACGAGGCGTCGCTACACGCCTATTGTCGCTTATTACCAGCTGTACTGTATGAATTAGTACATTAACAATTAAGCGTAGTAGTGCGGTAAATATACAAGCAAGGCCTGCCCCGATGTTAGGTAGAGTATGGGAATTAGCTAACCCAGAGGGTAACTAGCAGATGACGGGTATCTAGGTGAGACCGTAGTGGATAAAAAGTAAGTTGAACAACGGATTAGAGCAGAGTGAAGCATGAAATAATTGTGAATCATTGAAGCTCGATTGGCCGCCTTTACCGACTTACAGGGCGCTAGGACAGATTGCTCCCGCCGAAAGGCATAAGAACGAGCCACTATTGGGGAAGTCCGTCACCTTGTTTATCGCACCATACACTTAATTAATTATTATTTAAAAAGAAAGATTTACTACGAGTAAACTATCAAAGCTTGAGAGATTTAATTTAGGATTTGAGTACGATAAAACGTTGCAGGAATTGAAAAAAGATATAATAGTTAGAACTATAAAATGACATGCCCTTGTAAAAAACAATCAATATTAATGAAATGCAACGTTTGTGGTTCAATTAAAGGACTTTTATACGAAAAAGGTGAAGATATTAATATAATATTTGCTAGTGAACCTAGGGAATGTCATACACCTAATTGTAGTGGTACTATGGAATTAAAACCTTATAATAAAATTAATATTAGGAGATATAAATTATGAACCGAGTAAAAAACTTACCACAAATAGATAGTTTGTACGTTTATAATCTTAACCATAAGACTGTTTTTACACATAGGCATCAAGAAACAGACGGTTACGAATATCAAGATAGGCATGCTATTTTAAGAACTGATGCAAACGGTATACATATTTATCATATGTCTGCTGAAATAAAAGGTGTTATAAAAGGTTTAACTATGGTTACTTTAGACTCAGACGTTAAACGAGTTGAAAAGTTTTTTAAAGACTCAATTAAAGATATACACAAAGATATTAATAAATCAGCTATATTCTATACTGCAAGAAAACCAGTTCAAATTGGTTGTTACTATATGTACTAAAGTTGCAATCAAAACATAAGTTTGTTACTATAAATACATGATAACGCTAGATAAAAAATTCGTTAATGTAAATATCCTCACTGTTGCTAGCGTTTCAGTGGGGATATTTTTGTTTAGGAGTTTATAAAATGGTTAAAAATATAAAATATCCAGTCGTGTACTCATATAAAAAGTCAAGAACAAGAGAACTAGAATTATCTATAGAATCACTTAAAAATATAAAAGAGTGGGATGGTAGAATTTTTATTATAGGTGATAAACCAGATTTAATAGCTGATTATATACATATACCAATTAAATACAGTTGGGGTAAAGAATCTAATGTTAAGTCTAATGATGAGATATGCGCATATTTAACTGCTAGCGATTTTCTTGATTATTTTATTATTATGGCTGATGATATTTATGTTTTAAAGAAACTTAAGATAGAATATTTTAATAGAGGTACTCTGGACGATCATGCAGCGTCAAGACATACTAATGATAGCTATATTAGACAACTTATTGCTACAAAAGAATACTTAAAATCTAATGGCAAAACTAACTATTCATTTGAGATGCACGTACCGTTTTTAGCTAATTCAGCCCAACTTAAAGAAATGTTTGCAATAGCAAAAGAAAGTTCGCCACTATTCATAAGGTCATTAATTGGTAACTGGTATGGTTTAAAATCAAAACTTAGTATAGATCCTAAAAATAAACCAATAACTGACAATACTGTGATATATTCTTCATCAGATAACACATTTAACTATGATAAAGTAAGGAAATATTTAAAATGAATCGTTTAATAGTATGGACAAGAAAAGAAAAAGCTATTGATATTGGAATTGCTAGAAATGGTGAAGAATTTTATTGGAATCCATCTATTACATGGCATAAAAAAAGTTTGTTTGTATCATTTAGAGGCTATAACAAACATCCAGAGTCTTTTAGGGGTTATAAAAGCCCATTAGTAATAGGAAAATTAAAAGATGATAAATTAGTCGAATATAAAACAATGAAGCCTAGAAACGTACCAGATAACGTATTAGAATGTGGAATTGAAGATGTAAGAATATGGAGCGATGGTAAAGACCTATATGGGGTCGGTGTTTTATTGTCTGTATTTGAAAATGGACGATTGAATGTAAGACTTGGAGAAATATTAATTGACTATAAAAATGAATCATATGATTTAATTAAAGATTTTGGGCAGCCTAACGGTACACCAGAAAAGAACTGGTCGCCAATCGAAGGAAAGCCTCATCAGTATATGTATTCAGTTGATAGTGTCTATGAGAATGGCAATATACGACAAACAACTCCTAGAATGACAGTAAATCGTCAAATAATTCATAATGGAACTAATTTAGTTAAAATTGACGGTGGCTATATCGCAGTAGTTCACCAAAGAACTAGACTCGCTAATAGAATAGGTTGCTATCCAAACATGTTTATTAAATATGACGATAATCTTGTTCCAAGAGAATGCACTGACTGGTTTGTATTTAAAGATTATAAAGACGAAGAAGTGCAATTTATGTCTGGTGCAGCGATGATAGACAAAGATACAATTGGTATTACAGTAGGATTAGACAGAATAACGGCACTACGACCAGCACTTTATAAAGCATTATTATATAAAGTTAAACTTGAAGATATTAGTTGGCAGCCATATAATCCACAACCATTATCAAGAGGATATTATAGAGAGGGAAGTAAGTAACTATATGAGTAGAGTTAAAGAAGTTATAATTATTATGGATAATGGTGCGGTAAATATCGTTAAGACTAATACCAATGTATTAAAGAAGCAGAAGTGCTTTGTAACGAAGTGGTATTAGTCTTGACGATATTTAATCTTAAAAATAACTACAATTGGAAAGATAAAACCGAGCAGGAACTATCTAACCCAGATGGTACACTAAGACCTTACAGCGCATTAAAGGTTGATGAATTACGCAAATTAGCTGGCAAATAATAAAGGAGTTATATGCGAGATATAGAGTTTAGAGCAGTTCGTGGTAAAGAGATTGTCGGAGAGTATACCATCGAAGAAATATATAAAGCTGGTTCAGACTTTGAATCAGACGCTCACTGGAATACTAATGATTGTAAATTGGAACTTTATACTAGAAATATAGTTTTTTATCAATTCACTGGCTTACTCGATAAGAACGGTACAAAGATATTTGAGGGCGATTATGTTATTAGTGACCATAAATTATATGGCGAGTACGAACAAGGCGTAGTTGAGTATACCCATACTGGACAATATGTATTAGCGCAAGGAAGTTTTAAAACATCAATCCACGATTTGGTATTTAATGATTGGAAACTAGAGGTCATTGGTAATATCTATCAATCACCAGAGTTAGTTAAAGGAGATAAAGCATGTTAGTAACAATAATATTTATAATCATATTCATAATATCAGCTATACGTATTTGTACAGAATGGTATAACGATACATTTGAGAAGATTGCAGGTGTAATTGGGTCTATATTTATCTGTTCGTTATTTTGGATATTATCATTTTTAATATTAGCCTTTACGCTACCAAGAACTATTACGTATACCAATCATTCGATCATTAATATAAATGATAACTCTAGCGTGTCAGGTGCATTCTTTTTAGGTAGTGGCACAGTAGATGGTAAAATGGCTTATTCATTCTACCAAAAAGATGGCAACGGAGCTAAATTAGAACAGGTTAATGCAAGAGACGTTATCGTGTATCAAGATACAGAAAAACCATATATTATTCGAGAGACTGGTTGTACTGGAGATTGGCAATGGATTGCCGAATGTGGATACGACTCTACTGTATTAAAAGAAATACACGTGCTAAAAGGTTCTATTAAAAACAACTTTGATTTAGACGCAAAATAGAGACGATATTAAATAGACTGTTATAATAAAATTATGACTGAAATACTTAATAAAGGATAAAATAATGGATAAATATATTAAAATTAGAGCATGGTCAAGTAATGATGGCTATTGGATAGGTACAGACAAAAGACTACAAAAAACTATGTACTTTAATAAATATGGTTTCATAGCAAAGTTAAGTTATTTTTATCTAAAAACATTCTATCAAAAAGTAGTCATTGAAACTAGTAATACTAATAAATGGGGTGAATAATACTAGATGACTGAAATACCAGAATACGTCTGCCAAGAAGTCAAAAAAGAATAACTATCATATTATTAGCATTTATACTACAATAAAAATATGACTACTAACCAAGCCAAAGACATGAATCGTAACCCTGATGGTAAAGGTGGCTTTCAGGAACGTCCTAATGACCGTAGCGATGGACGTTGGAACAAAGATGAGTCTATCTCCTATCAGTATAATAAGTTGCTTAGAATGTCTCCTGAAGAGTTTAATGAGTTTATTCCAGTAACAATGGCTCAAAAGATAGCTCTGAAAAGACTAACCAATGCAGCAGATTCCGATGGGCTTAACGATACTAGAGAAATCACCGATAGGACAGAGGGTAAAGCTCCACAAAGTATTGATATGACATCAAACGGCGAAACTATAGGAAAGTCGGTAGAAGTCGTATGGGCGACGAAGAAAAAATAAAAGTAGAGCTACCGCTCACTGAATTTTCAGAGATTAATGAAACTTGGTGGAGGCATGCTGTTATTGAGGGTGGACGCTATTCGTTAAAATCTCATACTATCGCTAGAATTATTTTGCTAAGAATGATGGCTGGTAAATATAGGGTCGCTTGTTTGCGACAATTCCAGAAAAATATCGAGGATAGCTCGCATCAATTACTAACTGACCTTATAGGTAAATATGGGTTTACTGGCTTTACTGTTACCAATAACGAAATAAAACACGATAATGGTTCTAATATTATATTCAAAGGGTTAGACCGTAATGTTGAAAGCACTATAAAATCTTTAGAGGGTGTAGACCTAGCGTGGGTAGACGAAGCACAGGCAATAACAATTAAGTCTATTAGAGTTCTAGTGCCTACAGTTCGTAAACATGGATCACAGTTGATATGGACGCTTAATAGATTAACAGACTTAGACCCTGTGATATCTTATTTTATTACCGACCCACCTAGAGATGACGTATGGCATTTACAGGTTGATTATAGAATGGCTGAAAGTTACGGTTGGCTATCTGATGAGATGCACAAAGAAATAGAATACTCACGAATACATCACCCAGAAGACTATGCGCACGATTATTTAGGCAAAGCGATGAATCAATCGGATAAAAGTATTCTATCAGTATCAAAGGTTTTAGAAGCAATGAATAGAGAAGTCGAAGATGACGGATCTGTTGAGGTTGGGGCTGATATCGCTCGCATGGGTAATGACCGTACAGAGTTTGTTAAGCGTAAAGGACTAAAAGAAATTGCACGTAAGACATTTAGTAAACTTAGGACAACTGAAGTATGTGATGAGCTAGAAATATTCGTTGATTTTGATAAGGAAGTACTGATTAAGATTGATGATACTGGTGTAGGTGGTGGTGTAACAGATGAAATGCTTAAACGTGGTTATAATGTTATGGCTATAAACTTTGGTTCTAAAGCTAGTGATTCAGATAAATATCCTAATTTAATTAGTGAAGCATGGTTTTATATGCAGAAAATAATTGACCAGATATCTATTTGCAGTGATAAAGACTTACTCTCGGAGCTATCGAATAGACAATGGGCTATGGATAGTAAGGGAAAGCGTGGCGTTGAGAGTAAAGACAACTACAAAAAACGAGGCTACAGAAGCCCTGATAAAGCCGATGCTACGATACTTTGTTTTTATACTCCACAAATCTACAAGATTGAGTGGGGTTCTTCAGTTTAATAGTGTTGTTATAATGATTGTGTTAAAATATACTTATAAAATCAGGAGAAACAATGCACCCATTTAATCTGTTCAAACGAAAGCCAATAGCTCAATCATTAAGCCTTGTAGACCTAGCTGGTTGGCATGGGCTAGACTCTTATGAACATTTTAAAGATAATCAGTATGAAAATGCTTTCCCTTCGATTACAAAGATAGCCGATCAAGTTGCAGTTACCATGCCATACGCCAAAGATGAGACTGGTAAACGTGTTGCAAGTAATATAATTACTAGGTTAGAACACCCAAATCAAGGCATGAGTGGTGCAGAATTTCGTGAAGCCTTAGCTGTAATGACATTAGTTCACCCTGAAGTCTATGTTTTGGCATGGCATAGAGAGGGTGTAACAAGTTTTCCTGGTGGTAAAATAACTTCTAATAACTTATCTGGTTTTACATTCCTTGAGGGTGTAGTAAAAATGGTTCAAGACGGCACAGTCACTTACCAATATTGTGGTTCTCAGTATACACCTAAGGAAGTAATCGAGTTAAAGGGCATTAATCCTTATAACTTATCTAAAGGTTTTTCTGCATCACAGTCTGCTAAACGATGGACTAATCTTGACGATTATTTAGCAGACTATCAAACAGGTTTCTTTAAAAATGGCGCTGTACCTGCTGGCATGTTTTTAATTGTTGCTCCAACTCCTAAAGAATATGAAGATATAAAGGACAAGATGCAAGCGGCACAACGAGGCGCTAAGAATAACAATAATGTTATGTATTCTCATACACCAATCGACCCAACTACAGGTAAGCCAACGACTGTATCACAAATTACTTGGATTCCATTTAATGTAGGCAATAAAGATTTATCACTTAAAGATTTATTTAATCAGATCAATAAAAAGATTGATTCATCATATGGCGTTCCTGCATCAATTCGTGGCGTAAATGACTCTAATACTTATGCATCTGTACAAGCAGATGAGATTATATTTACTAAATATGTAGTATATCCATTTATTATGAAACTATGGGATAGATTTAGCCATGAACTTAATCGAATTACTGGTGGTACTGGTATTGTCATTACATTTGATTATGAGTTTCCACAAGTTGCTGAAGAACAATTGACTATTTCTCAAAAGCAAACTGCTGATCTTGCTAATATTGCTACTCTTAAATCACAGGGTTATACATTAAAACAAGCAGTATTAGCTCTTAAACTACCTGATAGTTATTTATTACTTGAAGAAGCAACAGTTGATGATGACAATGTTGATAATGGGGGAGATACTAAGGCATCTCCTGACACAGAGGACGGTACTGGTAATAAGCAAGCAAGACAGATTGCACAAAGTGGAAAAGACCCAGATGGTATATATTCAGAAAAAGGTAGGTTCTTAGCTAAAAAGCTTGGTAACGGTAAATTACTTATAAAATCACCAGATAAGCATGACGTGGTAGTCGAGTTATGAAACTAACGGCTGATATTTTAAAAGAAATAGTTGAAAAATTAAATCATGATTATATTGATATTGGATATAGATTAACCGTTAAAGACTTGTTAGACATCATTAGAGACGCACAAGACCTTGACGAATAATGTTTATGTTCGTGTTATAATATATTTAATCTACAAAAGCTCTTTAAGGGCGTAGACATTATCAAAGTTAAAAAAGGAAATGCTATGATTAAACCGCTTATGCAGGAATCAACCGATGGCAAATCCGCAGAGATTGTTATAGAGGGAGTCATAACATCAGAAAGTTTTTGGGGAGATGAATATACCCCAGACCAACTGAGATATGAACTATCTAAACAAGCAAATGGTAAACCTATTACTGTTATCATAAACAGTCCAGGTGGTGAAGTCTTTGCTGGTGCAGCAATTTATAACGCTTTACGGGCTTACAATGGTGAAGTTACTGTAAGAGTTGATGGAATAGCAGCTTCGATGGCTAGCGTTATTGCTATGGCTGGAGATAAGATTTTAATGTCTCCTGGTTCAGTTATGATGGTTCACAGACCACTCGTACTAGCACAGGGAAACATAAAAGACCTTAGTAAAGCTATAGATATGCTAAAAGAGATAGAGGATACAATAATACCTATCTATGAAAAGCGAACAAAACGTAGTAAAGAAGAAATATTTTCATTACTAGAAGAAGAGACTTGGATGTCTCCAGAAAAAGCAGTTGAACTTGGTTTTGCAGATAATATTTTAGGTGATGAACCTACTGCTTTTGCAAAGATTAAATCAATGTTTACAACTGAAAATTTTGCGTTTAGTATGTCGATACATGATTCTTTGGGAAAGTATATCGCCAAAGAAGAAGCCGAACCAGAAAAACCTGTCGAAAAGACAGAACCAATTGAGGAAACTCAAGAAGTAATACCTGAAGAGGTAGTCGAAGACAAAACTAAGACTGATATAGTCGAACTAGCAGATGAAGAAGAGACTGAAGACTCTGCTAAAATTAACCCAGTCAATGAAGAGGATAAAGAAATGAACGACAAAGAAAAACAAGATGCTATCGCATTAGCTTCTATTGTTCCAATTGCTTCACAACCAGAAGCACCAGTTAATTTAACTCCAACTGCTACAAAGCGTGAAGCACGAGTTAAAATGGTTGATTTACTTGGAGCAATCTATAGTAAAGATACTAACAAAGTCGAAGCTATTAATGCTGAACTAGCAAAGATGGTTATTGATGGTACTACTGGCGCTCCAATGTATGCACCAGAAATTTTTGCAACCGATATTCGTATTAAGTACGAAGCATTAGGTGGTGTTGCAGCTTTAGTAACTAAGATTGACATTGATGGTGCTGAAACATTCCGACAATTAGTCGAAACTAGTGGTGCTGGATTCGCTCCTGTATCTATTGGTGCTGTTAAGAGTGAAGATCAACCAGTCTTTACACCTGCCGTATTTGAACCATTCGAGTGGGCTTTAATCGTTGCATGGTTAGACGGTGTACAAAAACGTTCACCAATCGCTGTATATAACTCAATCGTTGCTTACATTGCTAAAGAATATATGCGCTTAGAAGATAAGATCATCTTAACTTACGTTGGCGGTACTTATAATGGTGAAGCTCGTCCTGCTACTGGGTTAGTTCCTATCTTGACTACTGCTGGTCGTGTTGTATCTGTTCCAAGTTATGACGCAATTGACGTTATACCTGCACTTGGACAAGCTTACGGATTAGTTGCAACTGATGGCCAAATATCAATCGCAGTAAACCGTTCAACTTGGGGTCAATTAGCTACTAGTCTTGACAACTTTGGTCGTCCTGTATTCACAATTGTTGGTACACAAGTATCAGCTGGTGCATTAGGTACATTTAACGTAGTTATTTCACAAGTCTTAGCTGACGGTGATGTAGTTATTGGTAACTTTGCAGACTATGACCTTGTAACTCGTGGACAACTTGCTACTTTGTTTAGCCGTGAAGCAACTGTTGGATCATTGAATTTGTTTACTCAAGATGCATCTGCACTTCGTGCTGATATTGACATCACAGGTAAACCAATCTTGAACAGCAGTTTTGTATTGCTACAGTTCCCAGCAGAATCTTAATTAAACTGAAAGGAGAGCGATTATGCTCGACCAGGAAAAACTTGAATCATTGCTTAATCGCTCTTTAACAGCCAAAGAGATTGCTAACCTAGATTTGTACCTTGATATTGCAGCAGAAAAACTTGAAACTTTACTTTGTACTAAGATAGCACCAGTACCTGTAACTGACCCACCAACTACAACCACGAAAAAATATATAGCTCGCAAAGGTTATAGCACGGTGTTTACAGATATTTATAGTGCTATCTCTAGTCTAAAAGTTGATGGTATAGAAGCAACTAACTACACTAAGATGTGGTTTAGTGACCAAAATGCAACAGTGTTCAATTCAGTAGTCTTTGACGAAATGTTAGATGGACAAACAATTGAAATTACAGGAACATTTGGTTTTGCTACTTTGCCTAACGACTTATCGCTATTACTTGCCAAATTGTTTGACCTTAATACTAAGTCACAAACGTCTGACGGTAGAGTACAAAGTAAACAAGTAGAGGATTTTAAGATTACCTACAACGATATAACTCTTGATGAGCAGTTCTATAGTGATTATGCAACAATTCTGTCTAAATATAGCCAATGTAATGTCGGTTATATTCTACATGGAGGTTGCGTACATGAATAGTCTAATTGGACATGGCATTAACATTCAGGGACAAGACTACGAAATAGTCGGTGAAACTGGTGGTGATGCATATTCAGTAGGCGGAGATACAATATTTGATAATTTTGACACTATACCATACACTTTTTTAACAATTAGTAGAGGTGGGGTTTACGGAAATAAAATACTGTTTAGGACTGATGCAACAGGAGTGTTTAAACTTCGTTCAGGTATGAACACACAAAACAATCAGGAGACAAGGCAATCTGATGCTACTCTACATATACGACCAACAGAATCATTTTTAACAGATATGCCTTCTAATCGTGAACATATAAGAGTAACGTTACAGATTGCTGATTTCTCGGAGTTCGATTATGGCAGTTAAATCTACGCTATCTAAATGGGCTACACAACAATCTACCGTTACGGATAGAATAGAAGATGTCATGACTGGTGTTATTCTTACCAGAGCAACAATGCTAGCACCTGTTTTAACTGGAGCTTTAGTAAATGACGGACGTGTCGAGAAAAACCCTGAAGGTGGTCGTTCTGTAGTATTTGGTAGTAATTCAGTACCGTATGCAAGGCGTAGACACTTTGAGAATAATTTACACCCGCAAACTCTCTACTATTTGCAACGAGCAGGCGAGAGCGTAGCAAAAGAAAACATTAAAAAATATGTGGATATGAGTGAACTATGATAACATTAAGCTTTTTAAAACTATTAGAAGATAACGGTTTTGGTGTTATTGATACAAATTTGTTCTTTCAAAAACTTACTCTTGATAAAAAAGGTCTCTATATCGCTGATGTAGGCGACCCAATATCAAAAGGTACGAGAAAGTCTCAGTCATTCGAACTTCTCGCTAGGGGTAATTCAGATGTTGATGGTTATAAACTGTTAAACGAAGTATTAGACTTCCTATCAGAAAGTTACTCAACAGTATGCGAATTACCAGCCGTGCCACCCATTTCATTACAAACTTACTCAAATGTACTTATCAGACCAACTGCTTCTATAACTAATGTCGGCTTAGATGCTAACAATAGGATTATATATAGCATTACGGGTCAGATTATTTATAAAAAATCTCTTTGAAAGGAGAAACAAAATGCCATTCCCAACAGCAACAGACCCAATGGGCGGTAAACTTAGCGTAGAAATCGGTAGTACACTCATACCAAGTGATTTTCTTGGCCCATTAACTGCCAATGTATCACAAGTATTACGCAAAAGTTCACGTTTATCAGGAACAACAACAACACCAAGCAATCAGTTAGACGACCCATCATTCGATGTAATTTTCTTCCCTAATAAATGGTCAGATTTACAATATTTCTTCCCAGATAACTTTGATGGTACGTCAATGGTATTTGGTGGATCAACTTGTACTCTACCTGAAACAGTATTAGTAGCATTACACTACGAATGTGAAGCTGATGAAGAGCGTGATGTAACATTCCCAGTAGCTCGTGTCTCCTTTGAAGATAAGAGTGAAAGAAATGCAACTGATGACCTTTCAGTAGTTATCCATATCTATCCACAAGTCAACCCACTTGGACAGATTATTTATGGTACTATCGGTAGCTAATCAATACTAAAATAAAGTACAGTTCAATAAATCAATAGCAGTCCAGCAATGGGCTGTTTATTGTTTAGGTGATATAATATATGTAGCATAATTGCTATTTTATAAAATAACTCCAAGGAGTATACGATGACTGAAACATATGATTTTCAATTCAGTTTAAGCAATCTACAAAATACTAAAAGCTTATTTATTGAAGAGTTGGGCGAGTTCAAAGTCCGACAACCAGGGGCTGGTGAACGGTTAGAAATATCTAAACGATTACGCCGCCAAAATGAAATAATTAATGAATTAAATGATATTAATGTTGATGATTATAGCCTTACTGGTAAATTAACAGATGCACAAGAAAAAGAACTTAAAAAGTTATCTAAATATATTACAGCATTACAAAATGAAATAGAACAAATAAAAGCTTATGAACTTACTATCTATAAAACTTGTTTTAGCCATTCAGACCCTAGTGCAGTTGATATTCTACTTAATACATTAAGTGATAATGAACGTATGGAATTATTTAATAAAATGTTTAATCCTATTATTATTAAAAAACCTGAACCAATTACAGTAGAACAAGCTGAATCTATTAAAACCGAGGTTGTAGACGAGGTTAAATCTTAAATGGAAAAAAAGCCTATTAGTATCCTTGATAAAATGCCTATTGAAGAAAAAAATAGGTATATTGAAAAGACTAAACGTCGATTGTCTAGGAATACTAATAAATCATCTTCTGTATCACCAGAAGTATATTTATATTCAGAATTTGGTTATTATTTTGGCTGGCCTGGAATACGAGCTATGAAAAGAAATGAAATAACGCTTGAAGAAGCTGTTGCTTTAATTGAGGGATGCAAAAAAGTATGGGCATCTAAAATGGTAGACTACGCTCATAGTACTATGATAGGTAATAGTTTCAAAACACAAGCTAATGATTTTAATACAGCAGTTAGACCATTTATAGACAGGGCTGATATATAATGGCTAATACAAATGTTGGTAGTATTTCATATGATGTAAGGTTATCTTTAGATCAGCTTAGAAAAGATACTGCAACGGCTGAAAAGATTGTGAATGACTCTTACAAGAAGATGGCGCAAACATCATCTAAGGCTTCAGGTAGTAGTAAATCTTCTGGTACGAGTACAAGTTCATCTGCTGCACAAAAGCTTGTAGATGACGCTAAAACAAGCGCACAGGCATCATATCAGACATTATCCCAATACACTCCTAAGATTCAAAGCCAATTCATAGCCGTAGAACGTGCAAACATGCGCGTTGAGACTGCTACAATTCGTGCTTCTAATGCTGTACAAAAGTATGGTCAAGGTTCAATACAAGCAATTTCAGCAACTAATTCGCTGAAAGGTGCAGTTTTAAGTCAATCAACTGCACAAGATAGGCTATCAACATCGCTTAAAAATACTGGTGATAATGTATCATCATCAACTAATCTTATGCGAATTGGTTTTGCTGCTGCTGCAACGGCTGCATTAGCTTTAGGTGCTGCTATTGGTTCTCAGCTTAACGATGCTGTAGCGCGTGCAGATACTATCAATAACTTTCCTAAAGTTATGGCCAACTTTGGTATTAGTTCCGATGATGCAACAATGGCAATGAAAAGATTAGTTGCAGGAGTTAAAGGTTTACCAACAAGTTTAAATGACATTACAAGTTTAACTGAGTCATTTACACCTATGACTGGTAATGTACGCGATGCAACTACAGTTGCTTTAGCGTTTAATGATGCTCTATTAGCTAGTGGTAGCCCAATGGCTAGTCAGACAGCTGCAATGGAACAGTTCAGACAAGCACTTGCAAAGGGTAAGCCTGAATTACAAGACTGGAAATCGCTAGAATCAGCTATGCCAGCACAACTACAACAGGTCGGTACTGCATTAGGGTTAGGTTCTGGTAAATTAGCCGAATATGCTAATAATGGTCAAGGTCTATATAAGTCAATGCAAGACGGTAAACTATCATTAAGCGATTTTTCTAATGCACTAGTCGATTTAGATATTAAAGGTAACGGAGTTTTACCAAGTTTTCAACAACAAGCTAAAAACGCATCAACTGGTATAGGCACAAGTTTTGCTGTTCTACAACAGAATATTCAGCAAGGAATGGTAAATATATTCAATACTATTGGTAGCACCAATATTCAGGGCGCACTTGGTGGCGTTGGTCAAGCATTCACTAATACTTTTAATGTAATTATAAATGGAATTAAATTTATACAGCAATATGGTAATTCAATACTTCCAGTTATTGCTACCCTATCAACTCTAATAGGTACTTTTGGAACGTTATCACTTGGAATACTTGTAGTCACAAAATCTGTAGGCGCTCTTAGGATAGCTATGTCGCTATTAACAGCTAGCCCAGTAGTCGCAGTTTTAAGTATTTTAGCTGCTGCTATTACTGCAATGTCGTTTAATAACATAACAAGTGGTTTAAAAGACACTACAACTAATACAGATGCTACTAATGCTAGCTTAAAAGATTTAAAACAACAATTAGCTGATGCTAATAAACAATATAAAACTCTTGGTTCTACAGGTAGTGGTGTTACAGATGATATGGCAAAGCAATTTGCTAAATTAGATAAACAAGCTGCAAAGATAAATAGTGATTTTAAAACTCAACTTGCCGAATTAGTTCAAGGTAAACAGGCAGACATTACAGCCTTAGTTAAACAACTATCTGATGAAAAGAAAGCGTATGATAATTCTTATAACGAAAGATTAACGTCATTTAATAAATCTCAAGGTGAAGAAGAACAATCACATCAAGACAAAGTTAAATCACTTACAACTCAAATAGATTTTCTAACTAAATATAATAATACAGCTAATAATAAGCAATTAAGTCAGTTGCGATTTTCTCTTGCTCAAGAAAATTCTGCATATCAAAAACAAACTGATCTAGCTACTAGTGAGTTTCAAGCCCAGACTGATAGTGCTGCAACACAATATCAAACTCAAAGAGACGAACGCCAAAAGCAATTAGATGATGAACTGCTATTACTTGAAACTCATCGCCAAGATGTACTAAGTGTTCAAGGAATGATGCTAGCTGATGATATTGATGCTTTGAAAAACCAAAGAGATGCACAACTGCAGTCCTTGAGTGATCAAAGAAACGATGTTCTAGCTAACAACAGTTCGACTAATGCAGGTTTACTAATTCAACAATCATCTTATATTGAGAGTTTAAAGCAACAGATTGCTACTTTAGAAGAATCGTTAAAGACAAGTGCATCTGACGCTGGTAAAGCTCAAGGACAGGCTCAAGCCGAGGGCTTTAGACAAGGTTATGCTCCAGTATTTAAGGTTATAGCAGATGCCAATAAAGAAATGACTGATGCTAATAAAAAAGGTGATACAACAGGTGCGCAAAAGGCATATCAAAAGTTCTTGACTGCACCATTAGGTTTTGCTTCTGGTGGGTATACTGGTCAAGGCAGTGTAAACGAACCAGCTGGAATTGTACATAAAGGTGAATATGTTTTACCACAAGAACAAGTCAATCAATCAACAGGTCAGCCAGATTGGAGTAAAATAGGTGGTAATTCATCAACTAAGGTTACGATTAATCTATCTGGTGTTATGACTGCTGGAAAAGCCGAAGAACGAGCGTTAGCACGTAGACTTGGTGATAGATTAAATGAAGTACTTAAGGCTCAAGGTAAGCCAGCATTTATATAATTATGGAACTTAAATTAACAGATTCAACTGGTCAAATTATACTACCTGAAATAGATACTCCATTTGTGTTGTCTCCTATTTATAAGATGACAGAGGTAGAAGTTGCAGGCGGAGCTATGTACTTTGATTATGTTGGTACTAAACGAACATGGATAATAACTTGGTCTTATATGACTGATGTTGAATTTAACATTATAAAAGGTTATCTTGACCGACAACTTGAAAATGGAGTATTTCCAGAATTAACAGATGTTACCCATAATGCCGTTAATGTTGTAGTTTATATGACACTAAATGAACAAAATATTATAGATACATGTGGTAATGTTAGTGGCGTAACGCTTACTTTGCGTGAAACTATACAGATGAGTACATACCCAGGGGTATCTTAATGCAAATAACATCACCACTATTTAACCAATACGCTTCTATGGGTGGTCGTAAACTTAATTATGGAGTATTAATATCATTTGATAAGACATATGATGATGAAATAACTTTTTTTACGCTTGATCAATCAACTTTAAACGGTACTGATATACTTGCCCCAACTGGAGATAATCCATTACAAGCGTGGGATTTTTACGAATATGTTGATTATACTGATAGATTTATAAGTTTTACAATTGATATGGAGTTGCAATTCCCTTATTCAGTTATGTCTACTACGGCAGATTTTATTTTAGCAAACTATGATGATTACTTTACGCCACGATCTTTATCACCTATTGCTTCGTTTATACTGCCTAAGCGTCCTGTGAGACTTCTAAGCGGGTTTAAGAACATAAACCTACCACAATTTGTTGGATTAACTCAAGGCATGCCAGAAATTGACGATGATGCTAAAACGGCCGAGTTTACTGCTTTTGATTTCTTAACACAGATTTTTGATATGCCAATAAGAGATACTATTGCTATGGCTAATGTTAGAACTGACCAAGTATTAGCAAATATATTTACACAATTTGGTTTATCTCCTACGCAATATGATTTAGGTACTGGACGGAACATAATACCGTTCTTATTCTTTGAAAAATCACAACAAACTGCTGGTGATGTCATTCGTTCATTGATGCAAGCTGAAATGGGTTGGTTATGGCTTGGTGAAGATGGAATTATACGATTTAAACCTCGTATTGACCAATCATATAGTCCTATATATATATTTGATGATACTAATATAGTGTCTGCTAAAGTAGTCGATAAAGATGACATTATTAATAAAGTAATAATTAATACAGACGTTCGTGCCGTGCAAGAATTTCAGTATGTTGCTTCAAAAGACGTATCAGATACTAGACTAAACGTGGTGCCTGCTAGCGGAACTTACTTATTTACAGTAGAACTACAAGACCCGTGTTTAGAAATTGAGCAACCAGTTATTGGTGAAAATTCTGGTGTATCTTGGTTTACAGCGGCATTACCAGACGGCACTAATGTTCCTGCTAATGTTTCAATAACAGCAGTAGAACTTAAAACTAATAGTTACGATATTACATTCAATAATACAAATGCTTTTGACGTAAACATAAACCAGCTATGGCTCTACGGTCGTCCAGGGAAAAAAATTAGCGTTGAACCAACTGTTTATGAAAATGAAAATAGTGAAAGCATTGCAAAATATGAAGTTAAATCATTAGAAATTAGCAATAACTTTATTCAATCAATAGACCAAGCTCGATCATTAGCAATATCTGTTTTAAATGAATATTCTGAATACGCTGATATAATAGAGTTAGAAGTTAAGGGCAATCCTGCACTTCAATTATCTGACGTTGTAATGGTAGATTATGAAAATTATGACGGTGATTATAGAATTATTGGTATAAAGAATACCATTGCAGATGCTAAATTCACTCAAATATTACGATTAAGACACTACGTACCATTACAATGGTTTCAGCTTAATATTTCACAACTTAATGGTGCTAACGTATTAGCGCCGTAGGAATTTATATGGCATATAACGAAAAAATAACATATCCAGGACAAGGAACATTTTCAACCCTATCAGGTAGAATATCAATTGAACAATCGAGTGGTCGTATTGCAGTACGAAATTCTTCTGGTGTAGAAAAAACAGTTATTGATGATACTGGTTTTATTAAAAACCGTAATGATAGAAGTCGCGTTGGCAAGTTTGGCGAAGCTGATAGCGATGGTCGTGATGGGCTATGGATAGCTAAGACTGGCGAAAATTTGATTGATTTAGGAGTTTAAATGATAGACGCTAGTAAATTGTTGCTTGATACCGATTATCCATTAGATAAAATTATTTATATGGCTAGCGGTTCGTTTACATTGGGGGCTTTTGGTGGCAGTTATTCACAAAACATTCCGCATATTTTAACATTTACACCATTATTAATAGGGACATGGTCAACAACTCCTAATTTTGACGTTAGCCATGAATGCTTTAAATCTGGGTGGGAGGGAACTGATTTAAATGCAATTGAAGTAAATATAGGTTCTGATGCAACAAATACAAAAATATCTGCGATAAATGGGTCTGCTTTACCTGCAACGACCATATATTGGAGGGTATGCGGTTTTATGCCTAGTAACGTTAGTTTAGACGCTGCATATACTGCATCATTATCTAATAATTTTCAACTGAATACTAACTATAATTATACAAAATTATTTTTAGCTGACATTGCTGTTGCTGCTGCAACATCTACTATCTACCATAATTTAGGTTATAGGCCACAAGTTATAACTTGGATAAAAACAGGCTCAACTTTTGAGCAGTGTAATATTAGTGGATATGCAAAAGTAAACAATTCTACAGTTATAATAACAGCACCAAGTAATGATATACATTATCGTATATATTTGGACGGTCAATTATGACAAAACCAAGTAATTTTATACAATCATCAGATTATGCCTCACTAAAAAATGATAATAAAGGTTCTATATCTTTATATATTGGCGACAGTGGATTATTGGCATTTGGTCAATCTAAATTATATGAATCTTATATAACGTTAGGTACTATCAATGCCTCATTAAGAGGACAGATTGCTAGAAGTGGTTCATCTGATATTTGGTGCGCCTTGGGAATTTTAGTACCAGTAACTATAACAGTATATCAATTTGGTACCCCAGTCGATACATTTACACATAATTTACCTGTAATAATATCTAGAAGCTCATCTACTCAAATACGTCTATATAGTATATTTTACAGTTATGGCGAGGGTGTAGATATGAGAATAACTAGCGGATATCAAACTGTTGTCGCTAATATTGTTACATTTTTGTCACCATTCAATTGACATATTAAGTTTATGTAGTATAATGATATTATGAAAAGAAAATTGATTTTTGCAATAGCATTAATAATTATATTAGTAGGGATATTTTCGTTTATAAACATGAGTAAAAAAACCATTATTAAGACTAAGCCTAACAATTATATAGTTATGTCAACTAATAATAAACCTATTGAAGTGACTGTTGAAAAAACTGATAATACAGTCAAAACAGCACCGATAGTTGAATCGAAAATACCAGAAGAAACACCAGTTGATACCGTAACTCAAACTCCAACTCCTATTATTAAAGATTATAATCAGATAATGTTAGAAAATTTTATACAAAGACCACAAATTTATAAATTTATTAATCAGTATCTTAAAAACCAATATCCAGATAAATTTACTGACGTAAATGTACAATCAACACTGTCATACTTAATAAATTATTTTTCATCTGATAAAAATATTTATACTTCTGACCTATATAATACTTTTACTTGGTAATTATAAATACAAAGCCATATATTTTAGATACTACATTAATGTTATAATGTAACTATGAATATATCATCTGAAATTATAATGAGGAGTAAATAATGGCAACAGGAACAGGTAATCTACCAAACCCAGCGATGAGTTTTTCGCCATTTGCTATTTTAACAGCAGAAGAAGTTAATAATCTTGTAGAAAATATTGAATCTCTAGCTACTGGTACTGGTATTGGTGATAGTTCAGTGATATTTAAATCACAACATATCGAATTACACTCGTATATGTATTCAAGTATAACTCAAGGAAATTGGGCTCCAATGGGCGCAACTTTATCAGAACAACCATATAACGAATATATTTGGAATTTTGGATTAGTTTTAAATGATAGAATAAATTATTTAGCTAATTTTTCTGGTGGAACTTATACATTTAGAATGAAGTTTGATAGCAACCGAGATAGAGGTACTGCTACTATATTAATTGACGGTGTTAGTGTTGGAACTATAGATACTTATTCTCCAAGTAGCATAGTAAATAAAATAGGAACTATAACAGGAATAACTATTGCATCTGGAGGACATACAATTTCAATAATTTCAGCATCTAAAAATTCTAGTTCTACAGGATATGGTATAGCACTTGGGCAAATGGCGTTTTGGAGAACTAATTAATATTAAGCTGTTCTCTTAATATTAATAAATGATAATGTCATATAATAATGGCCTGTTGATGTGGTAGCCATTTTAAATGTTATTGTATGAGCGCCAGAAGTGGCTACTGTTATAGACGAAAGAGTTAAAATCTGGTTATATAATGCTGAACCAGCAGCCATATCCAAAGTACCAACACTAACACCGTCAATTAATATAGTACATATACCCCTATTAACGTCTTTAGTACAAAATATACTTATTGAATATGTCCCTGCTTGCATAAACTCTTTATATGCAACTTCTGAATTTTGTACATCTGTACAATAATACGACTGACCTGCATATTGATTACTAAATGCCGTTATCATCCACACTCCAACATATGAAGTAGGGAAAAATGGAATTATAGTATTATTCCAAGTTCCAAGTTCTGATAATTTTGCAGGAGTCACTGAACTATCACCAATACCAGTACCAGTAGCTAGAGATTCAATATTAAATTAGTTTTTGACTAATTGTTATTGAATATGAGATAATATACATATAAACAAAGGGGACAATATGGCATCAAAATCAACTTTAATCGAAAATATACTATGGGCAGTAAAAAAACATGGTCTTAATACTAAAAAATCGGTTGATTTTAGCCAAAGTCCGTCCGTAAAATTACCATCAAACACATCGTTAAGTTCAGTTACCTCGGTTGATATTTATATTGACGGGAATAGAGTTGATGAATATACACCAGATGGTAGCATAAATAGACCATTTAAAACCATATCAAGTTCTTTAAGCTCTATAACTAAAGCTAGTTCATTACATATTGCTGCTAGTACTTATACAGAAGATAGTGCTGTTACTTTACCTAATTATCCTATAGTATCTTATGGCAATGGTTCAACTATTACTTATACCAATGGCTTAACTGTTCAAAATCCTAATTTTACTAGATACGATCTAAACACTATTGGAACAACTACATTTAGTTCATCTTCTATTGGACGAGTTCTTATTAATGGTGGTTCAGTTACTGGAAATATAACGGTAAATGGTTTAACTGACATTAAAAGTTGTAGTTTATTAGGTGGAACTATAACAGTAAACTCAAATGGTCAATTTTTAGCTATTGTTTGTACTATTACTAGCCAAATTACTGGAAACGGATATATATTAATTGAAAATAATAATATAAATGCAACAAAATCAACTCCATTAGTTACTTCTACTACTGGTGGTAAATTAATTATAGCTAACTGCATAATCACAAACTTAGGTACAGGTGGTGGTGTTTTATGCAATAACGGTGCAACGACAGTGCCAAATTTAATTACTAATAATGCTATATCTGTAGCATCTGGCGCTCCTGTTGCTTGTGGAACATCGGTTACTATATATAGTCGTAATACTATTGGTGGTGGTATTAATACTGGAACTGGATATATGGCTGTTACTTCAGACTTAATTGGAACTACTATTATGGCAATTGGTTCAGATGCAACTGGTGATATTTATTACCGAAACGCTGCTGGATTATTAACACGATTAGCTGCTGGAGCGCCTGGCACAAAACTTACAATATCAGCAGGTGGTTTACCTGTTTGGGCAGCATAAGGAGTACATAATGAAAGTCGAAGTAGGCTCATTTACATTATCAGATATCGGACCATATTATTTTGAAGATGATACGCTGCAACCAAAATTAATGGTTTTATTTGTTGGTAAAAATTCTTTAACTGGTAGTAATCTATCAATTGGATTAACTGACGGAAATAATGAGCGATGTATATCAACCTTGTCAGATACACCAAAAAAGACTTCTTTTGATGTTAAATCAATATTGCATTATATGAACATCAGTGGTGTTGCTACTAAAAAGTTAGATGCTAGTGGAATAGATTTATCAGTAGTAGGACAATTTACATTTTCTAATGTCAATGATGCTGATCCATCAATACCTATAATGTTTATAGCAATTGGCGATTAGAAATGGCAGAAGAGACTCAAACAGAACTGGAAAAACCAGCAAAAGTTTATCAACTTAACGCTATTACTAAAAGTGTTAAAGATTTAAAAGAGTCTTCTGAAAATTGCTTTAAAGAATTAAGTAAAAAAATGGATACACTAGTTAATCAAACTAGTGGTCTAGTTACGCAATCACAACTACAACTATTAGAAGAAAAGATGAATAATAAGTTTAAAATAGCTACTCAAGATTATGAAAATAAAATAAAAACTATTGATGACAAACTTGATATAGAAGTAAAAGGGGCGCATAAAGATAGTAATAAAGTTTTTTGGGCTGTTGTTTTTGCAGCAATTGCATTTGTTGGTGATGCTTTATCAAGGATATTTCACTTACAATGAAAAATAAACCTAATAAAATACAAATTGCTACTTTTATACTAATGATATTAGTAATAATATTTACTGTAATTAACTTTTTTGTAGTGATTGATTTTAAAGATAAAATGCCTAATCAGGTAGATAATATTATAACAAACTATTTAAAAAAGACTGATTTATATAATATAAGTTCCATTATAGATAATTCTGTGTCAAAAAAAGTTGATTCATTAAATATAAAAGACGGTTATACTCCGATAAAAGGAGTTGATTATTTCGATGGTGTAAATGGTACAAATTCAATTAGTACTAATACTACAATTATAGAAAAAACTATTGAACAAGTTCCAGTCAATGGAAGCAACGGCAATGATGGTTTAACGCCAATTCCTAGATGTAACATCTCAAAAAATAGGTGGGAGTCTAGATATAATACATATGATTTATGGAAAGTTATTTTAGATGAAAATAATAAACCAGTTAAGTGTACAATAGATACAAAGGAGTAAACAAATGGTAAATAATAATGCTGATGATTACGCAAATGCAAGAATTAATATGTTTTTCCCAGGCTTTCCATCTACTCTTACTGGTCAATGCGTATCTTTAATTAAATGGTATATTGGCGAAATGTGTGGAGTTAATGATTGGCAATCTGCGCGTGGTGATGCTAAAAACTTTGGTGATACATTAGTTAGACAAGGGTTGGCTTTCATAAGTTCAAGTCCTATACGTGGAGATATTGCAGTTTGGAAAAAAGATGGTGGTGGGTATGGACATATTGGAATAGTTTGTTCTGATGGAAATATATTTGAAGAAAATGCTGCCATTAATGGAACTGCTAGTGAAAATGTACCAGACGGTGATGGTGGATATACTAAAGTATTTGCATCAAGACTAGATTCCATAAATGCTGCATGGCGCATAGGTTCGCCAATATTTTATAGAATGTATAGATATAAAGAAATAAATAATGAGGAGGAAGATATGTTGACACCAACACAAATAGATATGGTTTTTAAGATGGGTTTTAAACAGCCTGCTACTGAGTCCGAGTATATGAACCCTGATTACCAAAAGTCTGCTGGTCTTACGATTGAGACTGTTTGGAATAATGGCGGTGAAGCTGCATATAATAACGCTGCAGTTGAAGAACAGAAGTCAGTTAGTCTAGTAGAGAGTGTCTCAGACTTAACAACTCGGTTAGATGAGTCTCAGACATTAAATAAGAAGCTACAAGACGAGTTAGATGCAAAGACGACTATTATATCAATTCCCACCCCAATTGAAGTAAAAACACCAGTTAATACAGTAATTACTAGTGATCCTAACAATGATAATCCAACTTGGCGATATATGACAGTATTCGAAAATATTAAAAAGATTATAATAGACTTTGTAAACAAATTTAAAAGGAGTAAATAATATGACAAAAGCTAAAGAAACTATAATTGAAAAAATAATTGACCGTATTAAAAGCCCATACATAATAGGTTTAATAGTTACAGGACTAGTATACTTAACAGCACATTTCTTATTATTAAATATTGCTCCTAGTTTATTTTTAGATGTTATTAATACTGGAATTAAATTTGCTGCTGCTATAGTTGCTTTAATTGCTGCATTTAATAACCCAGCTAATAAAAAAGAATTTTAATATGAGCGAAGTTATTATTATTCAATAATTGGTGCATAAATTTAATAATGGTCTTGTATTTAATAAAATAAAGTATTAATATTTACGCAGTTCACCATTTATAGCGCAGGCAAATATATCCACGTATTTAAAGCGTGGTTTTTGCTTTAAATAATATGTATCCATTTACCGACACAAAACGCGTCCTGGGGCTTCGTAGACGGTTTAGTGGCATGTTTAGAGTCTATTTGTTCATTAGTTTGTTTAGATCGTTCACCCCATTCTAATCTTTTTTCTGTAGGCCATGCACGATCATCGCATGTCATAGGAATTGTGAATTTGTTTTTCTTTGAACTTTTACTTAGACCTTTGTGTTTATCATTCATTTTATTTTCATCATTTCTTGTTTCAGTAACCAACCGAATAATGCTTTCGGCTTTTTACCTTGTCTAGCCATTGACGCAACGATCGCAAATTTGACTTCTCCTAGTTTTTTATAACATAAACAATACCAACCAGTCATATCATTTGGATAATCTACGCTTAATAAACCGTTACCTAGTTCTAAAACTCTTACCCTAATTTCTAAACTTGTAAGCCTATTATCTAGTTTTTTTATGTCCATTACACCCCCTTATTTTCAACTAGTTAACTAGTTTGTAATTTCTAGTTTCTATTTACTAGTAACTAGTTGTGAGATAAAAAATAAATTTAATAATCCCAAATTAGTTCAGTTAATAATACCAACGTGCGAGCGTTAGTTGATGATGTGCTGCAGCACTATTGCATAAGTTTCGAAGAATTGCTATAATTAAAGTAATTCGACGTGGTAACTGAAAGAGCTTCTAACGAGGCTCTTTTACTTACCTCTTATGTTCTGATTACCATTTTCGACGTGGTAAGCAGATATATCTATAATAGTGTATTAATAAACATTTTGCAACAAATAAAATATCCCCTAGTAATGTAACATGGGGATATTTCACACAATAATATAGGGTATATATTTTATGATAATGTAACTGTGATTAAGGTGCGTATCATCTCATCTCTAAAGCCCATCGGTTTAGTAAGTTTGATAATACTTAAATTATAAACGTAAACCAAATAAAAACAAGCCCAGAGTGAAAGGATTAAAATCTTTTTAGAGATATCAACGTTCTAAGCTTGTTTGGGTTAATTATAACACACAAATTATTAAATAATGTACTTGTAAAAACCATTAGCATGCGTTATACTTAGTACATAAATCAACTGAAAGGATTTTACCATGAACGAAATTAATAAAGTATTAGTTAAGAGTTACGTTGCTCAAGCAATGCTTACTTTTGCGCTTGAAAAAATGAACGATATAAATATTACTACCGACAAAATAGCAGAAGAATATGCTAATAAAATAATTGAGGAATTAAAATAATGCAACAAAGTGAAGACACGACATTATTAGATATTGCACTTGAAGAATTTCAAGACGAATCAGGTTTTGTAAAAGCAACAAAAGAAAATCCATTTTTAAAAAATAAATATGTTGACTATAACCATGTAGTATCTCAATGCCGTCCAGGACTCCAAAAGCATGGTTTACAAGTTAAACAATCTACTTGTGTGATTGAATCGACTGGAAAAGCAGGTATATACACAAAGTTGACCCATAAATCATCAAGACAGTTTTACTCATCAATTACGCCATTAACTCATAAAGAAAATGATCCACAATCTCAAGGTTCTGCTATAACCTATATGAAACGATATTCATATATCGCAATGTTAGATTTATTAGTAGATGCTGATGATGACGGAAATTTAGCAAATAGTATTGGTAATAAAGCTGATAAAATTAAAGAAAATGGTGCAATTAAACAATCAATTGAAAATTTAGAAAATGCAAAAAGCATGGACGAACTAAAAAAAGTATTTGGAAGCTTGAAGCAACTAGCACTTAATCCAAAAGTTATAACTGCTAAAGATATTAAAAAACTAGAATTTATGGAGTCCGCATAATGAAAATTATAAATATTGAGCAAAATACTGAGGAATGGTTAGAATTTCGTAAAGGTAAATCTGGTGGAAGTGGGTTGCATGATCTATATCCAGCACGAACTATCACTAAAGAAACTGCAATTAGTTATTTAATGAGTAAAAACGTTGAAGTAAATCCAAAACTTAGCGCTGCATTAGTAATTGAGATGCTAACGTCAGAAGATATTGGTAATATTAAGGCTCAAGGTGATAAAAAAGACGCTTTTTATAAATTAGTTGCTGAACGTATTGCACGACCTATTACACCTAATGATTACGAAGATCAGTTGGACGGTCAAAAGTTTAGCATGATGACTCGTGGTCACTTACTAGAGCCAGAAGCAATCAAAGAGTTTACTAAACGTACTGGTAAAGTAGTTATTGGGACAAGTGTAGTATGGGAACGAGACGATAATAAAGATAGTATTTTAAGTCCAGATGCAACAATAGATTTTGACAAAGAAGCTGTTGAGGTTAAATGTTTAGATAGCCACCGAATGATTAGGGCTTATGATGAAAAACATTATCCAACTGAATATCACGAACAAATTGTCAAATATTTTATTGTAAACGAAAAACTTGAAGAATTACATTTTGTAATGTATACCGATGTTATGCCAGCGTTACCTTATTTACAGTTTAATATTAAACGTGAAGATATCACCGAAGATATTAAAGAATTAAGAGCATTTGAAGACGCAATATTGATACAAGTAAATGAATTAGCAGTGGAGTTAGCATTTTAATGAGTGAAAATTATCCAAAACCATATGCTGATTTAAGAGTAAAAACTGGTGAATATGAAAAAGATGGTAAAAAGAAAAATAGATATATGACTATTGGAACTTTATTTGCTACTGAACATTTTTCAAATATGTATTTGCAACTCGAAACTCTACCAATAAATAACAACTGGGACGGTCGTATTTATGTTAATCCTAGAGAAAAACAAGAAAATAGTGCATTATTACCGATAAAAACAGTTATGGATATGGAATTTAATGATAAATTACCAACAGATGATGATATGAATAAACAAATAGACTTAAGTGCTATACCTTTTTAATATGACTGATCCAGAACTAGAATTAGATGAGTACAATATTATAAACTGGTTTTACCAGTGAAAGTATGGAGTTAATAAAAATGAGTTATAAACTTTGTGATACAGACCAGCAAGAAGATGATGAATTAAATAAAATTATTGATGATATTATGTAATGTATAGACAAATAAATAATAATGACCCTATGAAGTCAGCTGAATGTCCCGAATGTCATTCTAAAAGACTGATGTTAAAAGGTGGTACTTTAACCTGTACTAATTGCGATCATGTCATAGGTAAGACGTTTAATAAATATGGTGCTAAAAAAAGTGTATATAATGGATACAACTATGATAGTAAATTTGAAAGTCAAGTTGCACAAGATCTAGATTTAAGATTAAAGTGTGGTGATATAAAAGACGTACAAAAACAGGTAAAGATTGATTTACAAGCATATGGTAAACATATAACTAACTATTTTATTGACTTTGTTATAACTCATAATGACGGTCATTTAGAATATTATGAAGCCAAGGGTTATGAAACTGATGTTTGGAAAATGAAGTGGAAAATGTTAGAAGCAAAGATAAATCAAGAAAGTTCTATTGATACATTAACAGTGGTTAAACAAAAAAGTTATCATAATTTTAATAGATAATATTACTAAACTATTGACATATGCTAATGCTTAGAGTACTATAAGAATATCAAATCAACAGAAAGGATTTGCAAAGATAAACAACTAAGATGGTTAAGCAGTAACATTGCGTCGTGAGCAATAGAAACAATCCACGAGAGCGACACCGTCAAGTTTATCTTAAAAACTTAGTTACCTACAAGAGTCAATACAAGTTAGTAGATTGTGTAATCCAATCAATTCAAAATAACTCAAGTAGGCTCTCGCAGGTAACTAAGTAAATATTAAGAATTAAGCGTAGTAGTGCTGGTAGTAAATGAAGAATAACGGCGAGCCTGTGACTTTCATAGACAGCCTTAGACGAAAGTAGCTGAATTGACAGCCCCACTAAAGGACAGTGACTTAAAAAACCCCCACGGTTGGCTCGGACGTGCGTTGGGGGATGGATTTTGCTACTAGCACCATACGCTTAATTAAAACAAAAAAAACTAACTAAAGCCTTAGGGCAAAGGAAAAATAACAAAATGAGTAAAGAAATCGAAACAACAGAAAAAAAATTTGTACTATTTACACTAGATCATACAAAGAATTTTTTAAGCGTACTATTTATAGTATGTGTAGTTTTTGCAGCAGGATTAATTACTGGCTGGTTTATGCGAAGTTCTGATCAGTGCCGAATTGAATCAGCTGCAAGTTTACTTATTAAACAGTTAAAATAACACGCTACAAGCCGTCTGTAGCAATTAAACCAGCCGAGACGGTAAATAACACACCTTTAACAATAGAAGTGACACAGAACGTACCAAAACAAGGATGCGACTTAGTTTATAATTATGACTGGGATACTGCAACAGCGAGGGCAGTATGTTTAGCAGAAAGCAGCGGAAACTCAAACGCCTATGGTGAAAACTATAACGGAACGAATGACGCTGGTCTTATGCAGATAAATTCTATACATTCTGATCTTATAAGTTTAGATGATAGATTTAACCCAGAATTAAATATGGAAGCAGCTTATAAAATATATTTATCTAGTGGCTGGAAAGCTTGGAGCGCTTATAATAATGGACGATATGAAAGGTTTTTATGACAATTTATAATTTATACGAAGAAAATTTAGAACCAACAAACTTACTAAATGATTGGCAATTAGACTGGTCACAATTTTCGATACAACATAAATCATGGATAAATAGATTTGAGTTGTGGCGCAAGTTTATCAGATCATAAAACATAAATAGACTATCAGCGAGGTAGTCTATTTTCTTATTGCAAAAAGCATTAGCATAGCGTATACTAAAGATATAATCAATGAAAGGATTAAATTATGAATAACCAATTAGATGATAAAGAATTACGAGAACAACTAGAAGATAGAATATATCTTGCACTTCAAAAAATGCACGAAAGTAAACATCTTAAAAAAGGTTGTTTTTGCACTACTGAAATATGTGGAGCATTTAAATTTCAACTTGAAGCAATTGATGCCTATACTAGTCAACTTATCTCTAATCAATCTAAGAAAGGTAAAATATAATGCCTGATAAAAATAATGATGAAAATGATAAAACAAATAAATTAATTTATCTTGCATGGATATATGGAAAGTTAAATCATGATTTTGAAGATTTTGAAAGTAAACATTTTGAAGAACTTAATATTAAAGAATTAAAATCAATTGCTTGTGATAAAGGTATGTTAGTAGATTGGGATTAATTATGGATAATATAATCATTGATAAACAAGACAGTGAGTTATTAAGTAAAATATGTAAAATATTTAATGTATTCCCAGAAGAATTACAATATGACTTACCTGGTGGAATTGGTACTAAAAAAGCACAACAAATTATAACCCTTATCCAAACCTCAGTCCAAGAAGCAATTATTAGTAAGTTAGAAAATATTATAGATGACCATTATTACGACCAAGGTGATTTATACGAGTTCGAGTGCATTTATTTACAAGATGAACTTAATAAATATATCAACCAATTAAAAGACAGTTCTAAAAAGGGGTAGTTATGATTAACTCACAAACAAAGGAGAGCAAGTAATGAGTAAGATTAAATATCCACAGGATTGGATGGGCGTAAGTAGCTTAGGTCTGATTGTCAACTTTGGAGAACTGACCAAATTATGTAAGGCTAACGGATTAGACGCTGGTAACATATCTTATATCGTTGACGCAATCAACACTACGACTCTACGAATTATGGACGAAATAGCCACCGGTAAGCGAGCAACTATGAACCTACCAATGACACCACAGTGGAATGAAAATAAACACGAACCATATATCGCTTATAGCCCATATGTAGATGATTTTCAGTATTATTGCGAGTGTGCCGCACGAATTCCAACTAAACATTTTGTTAAAAAATTCAAAAAGTATACAAATAATCGAGATATTACATTTTGGTTAGATAAAAATGGCGATGTTGTGTTACTTAATATTAAACAATTATGTGATGGAGCTAAAGAGGTAGAGTTATGACCGATAAGACACCACAGACTAAATCCGAGCAAGAATTAAGAGATAGACTAAAAACATATAATTGGTCTAGTGATAAAGACTACCAACTAGCTTGTATCGCATTTAAAGAGTTATTCACTCATGAACTCGAACTAGCTAAAATAGATGCGAAGATAAATGAACAAAATTTATTCAATATAAGTTTAGTTAATGACATGAGTACCTTATTGAAAGTTGTTAAACTTCGTGAATTACGTTTGGATGCACTTAAATCACAAAAAGAGGAGTTAGAAAATGCTGGGTGATTTTATTTTGTTCATAAAGGAAAAAATCAAACGAAATATAACCTGTAGACATAACTATATTTATCGTGAACTATCTAGTGTTAAAGATTATCCATATTGTACAAAATGTGGAAGAGTTAAAAGGATTTAATAAAATGAGTAGAACTATAAAAGAAGTATTATATTTGTTAGCTAACAACTCAGCAACATTACAGTTTGATATGATCAAAATAGTTGATTCATCTACTAAAGAAATAAAAGATATTTTAGATAGTTCTAAACCAGATATTAAAAATCACGCTTGTAGGTTTAATGACGGTAAATGCGTTTGTGATTGTTATAAATTAGGGCAAGATGATTATAAATCTAACATTGAAAAGGTAATTGGATATGAGTAATAATAAACTACTAAAACAAACTACTATGTCTATTGATTTTACTGAAAAAGAATTACAAGAAATGCTCTCTAATATAAAAGCAGGCGGGACTGCTGAAGTTATGATATTAGTAAAAAAGGAAATTATATTAAGATGACCAAACCAAAAGTAACACATGATTATAACGACAATATAGTAAGAATATATGAAAAACCTATTGTAATAACCATTAGCATATGATATTATTACTACATCAAATCAACTGAAAGGGATTAAATGAGTAAGACAATTCAACTATACACTAACAAGTTCACTACAGAAGCAGATAGTAGCGATCAAGTATTAATAACTATTCACAACGTAACTGCTGGTGATGTAATATCAGATTTTAAATCAAGAGAAGTTCTTGACGCTTTATGTGACCAATACGACTTTTCGGAAATTTACGATTGGGTTATTAATAGGAAAGGTGAAAATGATGAAAATTAAAATACAAATTAAAAGTAGATTTTTTGTTAATAATGTATTATTTGAGCTAGAGACAGAAAACAACACAGTTAGAGAGACTCTACTAGAAGCTATTAAACAAGGTGCATACCTACAAGGTGCAGACCTACGAGGTGAAAACCTACAAGGTGCATACCTACAAGGTGCAGACCTACAAGGTGCAGACCTACAAGATGCAAACCTACGAGGTGCATACCTACAAGATGCATACCTACAAGGTGCAGACCTACGAGGTGCAAACCTACAAGATGCATACCTACAAGGTGCAGACCTACAAGGTGCAGACCTACAAGATGCAAACCTACGAGGTGCAAACCTACAAGGTGCAGACCTACGATGTGCATACCTACAAGGTGCATACCTACAAGGT